GTATTCCATAATTCCATTACACCAAACTTTGTACGGCTCTCATCTTTATTACCGCCCTCATAAGGTATAGCTAAATTTTCTTCAATAAGAGTTTGGTTAGCATCTTTGCCATTTATCTCAATCGTACCAAGTACTCTTCCGAATTTACCTTTCTCCATATCTTCTGTAACTAAAGTAAACTCTCCATTTGTTTCTGCTAATAATTCTATTAGTCTATGCTTTGCAGCTAATCCCCAAGATTTCTCTTGCAAATTTCTTGTCCTACTCTCAGGTGTATCTATACCCATTAAACGGATGCGATCCCTCATGAATACTGAAAAACCTAATTCTATATCTGCGTCAATGGTATCACCATCAACCACTCTTACTAGTTGTGCGTTAAATCTGAACATTGTATTCTCCTCTATACGTCAGTGTCAAAAAAGTTAATCGTTTCAGTGTATGGTTCTTTAAAACCACCAGCACCATCGCTAGTAGTAGTACCATCCACCGATTGTTGCTCAAATTTATGAGTTGTCGGATCAACATTCTCTGAATAATCAACTTCTGTTTGGAGAATTTGTTTGCTCTTTCCTATACCCCTATAATAACGAATACGAGTTCCGAACTGTAATGTATATATTATAGCTCTTCTCGTAACTAAATCACCCTCATAATCATCATTTAAGGTGACACTCTCTAAAACTATAGGAGTGTCGGTTGTGATATCCATACTTGGAATATCTTTTATTGTTACTGTGTATTCCGGTTGGAACATTGGCAGTATCTGTTCTAATAGCTGCAACCCTTCATCTTGTGTTGCAGACATAATATTTAATTCGAATCCAACTTTATAAACAGCGGGAGCTCCTAATTTATTAAGTTGTAATGTGTCCCCTGTTATAACCTTTGTATAATTCTTATGTTTAGACACACGTGCATTTGCGTCATATTCCATACTTGAGATTTCAAATGATATACGAGGTAATGTCATAGCAAGCTTAGGATCACTTGTTTGTTCCGCCATTCTCGCCAATACTTTTTGACGTGGAGCATAAGCTAAAGGAACTTTAATTTTTTTTAATACTTTACCATTAGAATCTGTTTTATGAACTTCTAAGTCATTGAACATAGAGCCAAATACAGACACCATCCTACGGGTTGACTGATTGTACCAATGATTCTCAAACATTATGGATCTCCAAACGGATTAGATTCACTAAAGTCTATAACATCATCACCAACAAATTCGAACTCATCATTATCGGCATATGGATCTCTGTTATATTCAGTCTTAGTGGTGCCAGTTAAGTCAACAGTAATTTGCCTTGAGCTACCAGATGTTTGACCAACAAGTAAGCGTGTAGCATGTACTGCATGTTGCATAAAGGTTCCATCTCCGTTTGTTGATTGGTGTGGCGATACAATTGTTACTGTATAAGTTTCTGTATCAACGGCTTCATATCCGGCAATCTTACCAATTATATTAATATTAGTACCACCACCATCGGTAGAACCGGTATATTGATGCACATACTCACCAATCTCAAAGTGATTAGTGTTGGCCGTAGCTGTAGTTGTGTATGAATAAGCACTAGCATATAGTAATTCTATATTATCAATCTCTGGCATACCAGTATCAAAATTCTGATCATTGTATTCAAACAATTCAGCAGTAAGAGTATAGGTAGGAAGATCTGCTAATTGATAGAAAGGATTCTTAGGTTCAACATATTTGATTTCAAATATTCTATCAGTCATTGGCATGTATATAAGATCACCTTCACCAGGTTTACTGAGTGATTGATGACCTAAATCACTAGCAAGATTCATACCTACAACATGATCCCAGCGTTTCGCAGGGATTACAAAGTTACCTTGGTCACGAATCTCTAATCCAAATTTACTTAATAGATTACCATCGCCTTCAAATCCTTCGACGTTTTCTATAAAGCATTCTATTGGAAATGCATGACGATATTGATTGAGTGTTTCGTTTAATAATGCATCTTCATATATTTGTTCTCGCGGGATGTATACTACATCTTGACCAAACATTTTAATGCTTTCAAGTACTAAGTCTTCGTAGAGGTCCTGCTCCGATCGTACAGCACCATTAAAATATACACTAGTCGCCATTTATTATCCCATTACGAAGTTGTCAGGCATCATCCATGTCAACCTGCATTCTTCTTCTAATCGTTGAAGTTCCTCTATTGCATCATCAAACATTTGACGGCCATTCATTGTTATACCCCCTGGTAATTGAAAGCCCTCAAACTTCATCATGTTCGCTCCCCATTGTCGTTTAATTAATGCGGTAAGATATTTCTTTAAATATAAATCATTATATACATCTGTGTAAGTTGTTGGATCTATAATACTAAATACTTCTAATACAATAAAATCTCCAGCAACTAATTCGCCATAGCCTTCATCCATATGAACTCTGTTTATATGTCTACTAAAACGTATATGCTCTTCTGAATTTAAGGTATGATCTATTAAAGATAATTTTTGTTGTGACATTTCGAATTCTTGTAGCTGAGTACTTAATCCTTGCAACATAAAGACGTCATTCATACGCATATGATAACCCATATCAAATAATGAACTACCTGACTTACCATTAATTGCTAACATGCGTACAATATTTGTAATACCATCAGCCACAGTAATATAATTATTTGTTATATCGTCAGCAACTAACTCATGTTTTAAATATTCACGTATAACACCATCCGAATGAAACTCTTGATAGAACTGTAAAGCGTCATCAGTACGATCTTCTATCTGATCTTCATCTACATTGATTTCAATTACAGGTGCACCTAAGCTTCTTAAGCAGTAGTCTTGTAATGTGTCTCTTGAATTTGGTACAGCCATATCAATTCCTTATCTATATGTACTTATTTATATAATTCCATAGCTCACTTAGTGCAATTTAAAGAACAGGGCTATCCTTGCTTGAGTCTTATTGTCGCTTGCTTTAGTGTGATGATTGTCTTCATAGATCTCGATAGCCGCTGTAACGGCATCCTGACCGCCCTTGGCTAACTGTACGAAGTTATAATCCTTAGATGTCTTACTATGAAGATGAACAAATGCTAAGGCTAACATCTGATCGTAAGTTAATTCTGCTAAATGTTTTTCATGATTATACATCGGTTTTACCATTGATGAAATAATACCGCCTGTTACTGTCTCCATCAATTGTTCTATTTTCGTAAACCAAATAGGATATTCCATCTTAGTACCACCAAGATATTTACTATTCTTATATCCATATGGTTCCCAATCCCTTCTACCTAAAATACTACGTGAATTAAATTTCTCAATATGATATCTGTAACGAGTCAAAGCTGTTTTAACACTAGGCTCTGTGAATTGTACATAGCCATAAGCTGAACTATCATCATTCGCTGCAGTCTTTATCCAATCAGATTCTAATCCAACTAACTCATCCATAAACCAAAGTACGTTAGCAGCAAAGGCATCATATTCAAATGCATCAACTGCTTCTTTTGTTAGTCCATGAGTATATCCAGCACTACCTCTTTGGAATCTTAATATTTCATCATATACCATCATAGTAGCCTCAGTCATAAATGACCCGGAAATTTCTGTTAGATTGGATTTAGCAGCATAGTCTGCAACAGTTGATACTGGATTTGTTGTTGCTGCCGTAGGTAATGTGAGTAATGCCATAATTATAAAGAGGCCTAGTTTATTTCTTTCGGGTCGGCGTGTTTCTTCTTTGATTGACTTGATCTGCCGGAATACCCATTTTAGCTGCGTCACCATATTTTTTCATTGTCTTCAATAAGTAAGCTTGTTTCCTAGCACGTCTTTGAGCAGGTGATACAGCCTCGTGACTGCATTCACCTTCGTGATCTTCACCACACTTGGCGCAAAGTTCTTCAATATACTGCTTTAGCTTTTTCATTAAGCGACGGTTCTCTTTATAACCGATAAAGTCTTTTTCTTTTTCTTATTGAGAGTAGTATCTGGATCTAACTTACCGCCATCTGGATTCATATCGACATGACCGTCACCTGCATTATTAGCTATATCTTCACCAAAAAGCTTTTTATTACCATCACGAATAATTTCTTCTATATCACCGTCATATGCATAGTTCGCGTCTATAGAAGCCATAGCTTTCTTAGCACTACCTTTAGCAGCTTTGATCTTTGCCGCTTCACGT